ATTTTTTTTAATTATTCTTTTCGCGGAAGCAAATATGCTGCGTACCGCCTTAAACCTGATGATTCTAGAGTTATTCGCCTTGATAATGACTATTATGTCATATCAGCTACGTTATATCTCATGATTCGTAGGTATTTAGTTTCATTTAGAAAAGGAGATGGTTCCTCTGAGACTCTATTCCATCTATGATAATAAGGCTGAACAATTCAGCCCTCCACAGGTCTACCACAATGACATGCTTGCCTTGCGAGCTTTCGAAGCTTTAGTTAATGATGATAAAACGCTTATTAATACTTATCCTGAAGATTTCAGTCTTCATTATGTCGGTAACCTTGGCGATATTAATGGCCGTTACTATATTGATGGTTCTGACGAAACCCGCGTTCCTGTATTGGTTGGTCGCGCCGTAGATTACGTATATGATGTTGACAAAGACTCCACTAAATGATACTCTGATTAAGAGCGTATCAGAAAAAGGACGGTCTCGAAAGAGATCGCCCTTTTTTTGTACGCCACGCCCGCCGCGTCTAGGCGCCTGCGAAAGGAGGTGAAACTATGAGGTTTAAGACAGCTTACGATCCTGTCGAAGAACATGACCATTGCGGCATTGAATTTACTATGCCGTCTCTCGCCGTTCAGGACGAGAAAGATGAGACCGATATCAACTACATCGTCAATAAGTATGCCGATGGTCAGAAAGGCATAGCCACTCTGGATCTCGGCGATAGTTCGCAGTATGCTTATCTTCAGTTCGGAGATGCAACGCTTCCCGGCGACTACAGTACCGCTCTGGAATTAGTGTCCGGAGTTCGCGAAGAATTCTATAGTCTGCCCGCTTACGTTCGAGCTAAATTCGGTCACGATCCGATGAATTTCATCAGCCAATTGAATAACCCTGAAACTCTCGATTATCTCCAACGAGAAGGTCTGTATGGGAGCAAATATACCTTTGATGAATCACAACAGTCCGTAAACAATGAGCAAACACAAGAAAAAAGTAACACTTTAACTCAAAATAATGAAAATACACAAAAATAGGCGTCACCGAAGCCAGTTAATTACTTGATGTAACTGGCGTAGGTGACGCAAAAATAAACTAAAACCTAATAATAATTCGCTTTAGGTTAATTATTAGGTTTACACTTCGAAGAAGGTGAAAAATTGGCTCGAAAAATTAGAGTTAGAGGTCATCGCTTCAGCGATGCTCCTGCAATGTATATGCGCCGAACCAAGTTCGACCGCTCGCACGTTTATAAGACAACTTTCAATTCAGGCAAGCTTATCCCGGTCTTCGTCGATGAAGTACTGCCTGGCGATACCACTAGGATGTCTATTAATTACTTCGCTCGTCTCGCTACTCCTATCAAGCCTATTATGGATAACATCTATCTCGATTGGTTTTTCTTTTTCGTTCCCAATCGCCTAGTATGGGATCATTGGCAGAACTTCTGTTTTGAACAAGAAGACCCTGGTGATCGCACTGATTATGTCATCCCTACTGTTACCGCTACTAGTAACTCTGATAATGCTTATGTAGGCTCTCTATGGGACTATTTCGGCTTGCCCGTGAATACGTCTGGTAATCTATCTGGTATTAATGCTCTTCCATTCCGCGCTGTCTACCTCATTTGGAACGAATGGTTTCGAGATGAAAATCTCCAGAAATCCGTTAAGATCCAGAAAGGTGATACCAATGAAGTATTGGATTCTTCTCGCGCTGTTGATCAGCCTTCTTGGGTTTTCACATCAGATACTAGTATTGTTCCCGGCTTAGCTTGTCCACCTCGCGGTAAGCGCCATGATTACTTTACTTCTGCTCTTCCCTGGACGCAGAAAGGACCCGGTGTATCTATAGGCCTTGCCGGCACCGCTACATTGGTCGATCCTTCGCCTGTTTCAGGCTATTTCGTCCAGCAATCCAATAACAGCTTAGGTGCTGCTCAGTTCTCGAAGGATGGTGGTGTGCATGAAGTCTTCACTGGTAATGGTTCCTTGATATATCAAGGTGGTTATTCTACTTCCATCGCCGGTCACTCTATCAATGGTTCTGGTTCAGCTACTGTTACCGCTCAACCTGGGTCTTCATGGCTTTCGAAATCTGCTTATGCTGATCTTGACAGTTCAAGCATATTCACTATCAATAGTCTTCGCACTGCGTTTCAGATGCAGAAGTTCTATGAGCGCCTTGCTCGCGGTGGTAGTCGGTATACTGAAGTGCTTCGCTCTTTCTTCGGCGTGGTTTCTCCTGACGCCAGACTGCAGCGTCCTGAATTCTTAGGCTCTTTCACCAAGATGGTTAACGTCAATCCAATAGCTCAGACTTCTGCCACCGACGACACGTCTCCTCAAGGCAATCTCTCTGCTTATGGTGTCACTGCGTCTAGATTCCATGGATTTACGAAATCTTTCGTCGAACATGGCTATATTATAGGCTTCGTATGTGCGCGTGCCGACCTCACTTACCAACAAGGCATCAATAAGATGTGGCTTCGTTCTACGGTTTATGACTTCTATTGGCCTACATTCGCGCATCTTGGCGAACAGGCTATTGAGCTTCGTGAGATCTATGCCCAAGGTACTGCATCTGATACTACTGTTTTTGGCTACCAGGAACGCTATGCCGAATATCGCTATAAACCTTCGCAGATTACTGGCAAGTTCCGTAGCTCTGTAACTGGCGGTAATCTGGACGTCTGGCACTTATCCCAGTTCTTCAGTAATGCCCCTACTCTCAATGAGGAATTCATCACGGAGAACCCACCCATTAAGCGCATTATTGCGGTTCAAGATGAGCCTGAATTCCTGCTCGATGTAGGCTTCCGTTACACTACTGTACGTCCTATGCCTATGTTCGGTACGCCCGGCCTTGTCGATCACTTCTAGAAGGAGTTGGTTATATGTCATGGCTCTCAGATACATTAGGTAGTGTTGCTGGTTCTGTTCTTGGATCAGCAGTTCAATATCATTACAATTCCGCTAATGCCGCACAGGCTAACGCGTGGAATGTCGAAAATTATAAACATCGTTATCAATGGGCTGTAGAAGATATGCGCAATGCTGGTCTGAACCCTATTCTTGCTGCAACCAATGGTATAGGCGGTTCTATAGCTGGAGCTTCAGCTGCTTCCGTAGGTATGAGTGATATCGGTTCTACTATGAACTCTGCTAGATCCGCTAGTGCCGCTGAACGCCAGGCCAAGAATGCCGAGCATCTTGCCGGTTCTCAAATTGATAAAAACGCCGCAGAAGCCGATTCTATGCGCCAGAGAACCCATGGTATAGTCCTTGAGAATGGTATTCTCGCGAATGATTTGAATCTTCGTGAGCAAACTTATGAACAACGTCTTGGTTATGAGCTTCAGCGCATGGATCAGGAACTGGAGAACTTAAGACTCCAAGGATCTTATCTCTCTTCAGGCATACTTTCCAACATAGCTTCAGCTAATCAGTCTAATTCTGCCGCGAGTTTCGCGTCCCAAAATGCTCGTCTCTCGAAGCAGGAAGCTGATTTCTATGATTCGTTAGGCGTTGGCAATTCAGGTCTTGGTCATATTCTTCGCGGTATTGGTTATCTTTTTAAGTAAAGGAGTGTTATAAAATATGTCCAACAAAACTACTATGATATTAACCTTCATTGTTACCGTCGTTGTTCCCTTCATTCAAGAAGTTGTGGATTTAATTGAAGCTCTGAAAGGTAAAGCTTCTTCGAACACTGTCACCGCTAAAAAAGTTGCTTCGGACTTTCAAACCGATGTTGCGCAACTTGTTGAGCCAGTTGGTAATACGAGTTCTTCTAAAAAAACTAGCCGTTTTTTCGGTTCTTGGAGGGACGCTAAATGAGACGTCGAAAATTGTCTAAGCGTGGTTCTCGTCGTCTTTTCCGGCGTACTTCCAGATCCCGCCGTAAAAATTTCAAGAGAGTAGGACGAGGTGGATTTAGGATTTGACATCCTGACTTAATCCTGATACAATCGGTACAGGTGATTAATATGGTATGTTACAATCCTATACTCATGTACCCAGTCGAAGGAGCGACTACGAAAAATGGAAAACAACATTATAGTTTCTACGGTAGCCTTGCCGCTCACCCTGAGCTTGCTGGCGATAACCGTTTCATTCGTTGTTCTTGTAAGCAATGTATTGGATGTCGGCTCGAAAACTCTCGTCAATGGGCTGTTAGAGCTGTTCACGAAGCCCGTTCTTCGTCTTCTGCGTTTTTCGTCACTTGTACTTTTGACGATTATCATTTGCCTGCCGATCATAGCTTAAGCAAGAAATTTCATCAGACTTTCATGAAAAATCTTCGTCGTGAGTATGGCAGTGGTATTCGCTTTCTTGGCTGTGGTGAATATGGTGATCTTCATGGTCGTCCCCATTATCATTACATATTGTTTAATATTGATTTTAGCGACAAAGTTTTTCGGTTCCGTACAGATGGTTATAATACTTATACTTCTTCTCGCTTCGCCACGATATGGAAATACGGTATGCATCTCATTGGTGATTTTAGCTTCGATTCTGCTGCCTATGTCGCGCGCTATATAGTAAAAAAGCAGACAGGTAAAGATGCTCCTTCTCACTATAATGGTCGCATTCCTGAATTCATGGTTGCTTCTAATCGTCCCGGCATAGGTGCTAAATGGCTTGAAGAGCATGGTGAAGAGTGTTATGCTAACGATTATGTTGTTATCAACGGTAAGAAGATGCGTCCTCCTCGTTATTACGATAAGAAATTCGATGAAACGCATCCTCACTGGATGGAGTATATTCGTAACAACCGTATTGAGAAGATGCTTCATAATCTGGAGAACAATACTTTTGAGCGTTTGGTTGACCGTTGCCGTGTTCAGGAAGGTAAGTATAAACATTTTCTTGGTAGAAAACTTGACAAGGTGTTGTGATTGTGTTATCATTAAGTCAGAAATGAGGTGATGCTTATTAGTGAACTTGAAGCTGTTGAAAAGTTCTGTAGTAATCGTAATATTTTTTTTAATTATTCTTTTCGCGGAAGCAAATATGCTGCGTACCGCCTTAAACCTGATGATTCTAGAGTTATTCGCCTTGATAATGA